TTTTTTCTTCTACTTTTTAAATCTTTAAGTATTTTTAATCTTTGTTCATCCGAGTAACTAGTCCAGTTTTGTATCTCAGACAGGGTTCTTAGACAACCAGAACAGGTTTTAGTTCCCCAGTCTACCAAGCAATCATTTTTACAAGGACTCCTCAGCTTGTTTCGCTTTTCTGTGTGCAATTCTATTCCTAATTTCAGAAAGCCTAAAATGATGATCAGAAGTATACCAAATCATGCTTACAGGGATTCCTTATAAGGCTTTTTTTCTTCATCACGTAGGATCAGGTCCAATCTTGCTAACGCATTCCAAGCAGCATGAGCAGCATGTAGTAGATTCGTTTCCTTGTCCCAATATTCTCCTTTTGCTTCTGCTAACAAATGTCTAAACATTGCATCGTAGTATCTTTGTTCTCCATTAGGTACTTCCATCCAACCATTTGCAGTATACTTATTAGCTCCATAAGTACCAACTTTAGTGACTGCCTCTAATGCTCTAGCGAATGCCATTAGCACAAGGGCTGGCCTAATTTTACCTCCATCTAATTTAGCACCAGGAGTATTAGCAGATAATCCATTGGGGTCTACTTCTAACATATTAAGTTCCTTTAATGTTTTCTTTAATCCAAGCTTGCTGCTTCAAAAGCAAATCAATTAATTGATCTTGAGTAGTATTAGTTAGTTCATCTGCTGCCTTTGCTGTACCATGCCAGTAACCACCAGCATAGATAAAGATAAGAAATACTGCTACAAGAATTGCTTCACTAATCTTCATCGGGTATCACCATCTCCTTGAAGGACGTTACGATCCTTACGATCTGAAAGTTTCTCAGTGTTAAGTTTAATGATATTGATAATAGTTTCTGATAAAGAAGGGTTGTTCATACTATAATGATATCTGTGCCTAAGTTGTGAAAGAGCATAGATCATGTACTGATATACTGTATCTCGAATATCTTTACCGTCTCTTAAATGTTTCTTAAGCTGCTCTGCAATATTAACTTTACAATAGTAATCTTTAATAGACTCTGCATGAGAATAAGTTATATATAGCTCTAAATCATAATAATTACAAAGTTGAGAACAATACCAAAATATATCTCCAGCTTCTTTTAAATCATAGCCAGAATCAAACCATTCTTGAAGTTCTCCCATTAAACCAAGAGTTAGATAAACAAGTTCTACATCTTTTGGGTAGATCGCAGTTGTTGGAGTAAACTTTTGGTAATCATTTAATGTATGCGCTACAATTCTTTCTAAACGATCTTCTACTGTATACATGTTTTCTACGATTGTTTTAGGTGCCATTTGTATTGTTTTTCTTTTTAACTCGGATTTAGATTGCATTAAAATTCCATATCATCATCAGAGTGCAAGTATTCCTCAACATCTAACACTTCAGTTAAGAGTGTGGTCTTATCATCATAAACAAGATACCCCATCGGGCCTAGCTTGCCAGCATATCTATTTTTAAGTGCTCTAGTACGCATCAAGTTCTGTTCTTTAACACTCTCCGATTGTTGGTTACGTTCAAAAGCAATTACAGCATTAGAAAGCTGAGCAATACTATGACTACCACGTAGATGGCTAAGAGACACGGGCTCACCTTGCTCATGGGACTTACCTCCTCCTGGTCTACTCAAGTGGACAATACAATGGATATTAGCTTTGGTTTCTTCAGATAAAGTTTTAAGTTGAGTCATAATAGAATCAATATTCTTTCGTTCATCTCCTACTTCATGTACGTCAGAGACTACAATACTTAAGTGATCTAAGAAAATCCATTTACAATCCATAACCTTAATCAGATATCTAATCTTTTCTAGGAGATTATCACCAGCAGTAGAACCAAAATGATCGTATGCTTGGACACGATCTGAGCCAAAAAGTTCCTCCCAATATGGGCGGATAATGTCTGGGGTAACATCGTCACACTCCTCTACGATGTGGAGAGGACGCTGCATGTGTAATGATAGTAGTCCCCACTCCACCCGAGGAATATCTTCCTCAAGATGCAAGATACCAATGTTATCGTTAGTCTCCTTCAGTAAGTGATACTGGATCTGTCGAAAGACTTGTGTCTTACCTGTACCACTGCCTCCAGTTAGTGTTACAAGCTCCTTTTCTCGCATTCCATAATACTTCTGGTTAAAGTGCTCCCAAGGATAAGGAATGCTCTTCTTGTTACGTCCTTGCCATAGCATGTCCCAAGACTGAGATAACTTAACAATACCATCTGGTCTAAAGTCCTTGGCGTTAAACATAGCATTGAGCCACTCTTTCTTCTTATCAGCAAGAAGAAGCTCATTAGGGTCTTTATAATCTTCCCAAGTAGCTAGCCTTACCTGACCAGGAGAGAAGAGTTGAGCATCTGTTTCTGCTAGCTTACGACCTACTTTATCCATATCATAAGCTAGGATAACAGTATCAAATTCTACTAGTCTATCGTAGTTTGCTTTTACTGTTTTACTATTAGCTAAACTAACAATATTATAATTATATTTAGGTTGATTAAGCTGCCATACAGAAGCAGCATCAATTTCACCTTCAGTAATAATAAGAAACTTACTTCCCTTTACGTTCTGCCAACCGAATGGCTCTACTCCCCTAAGATCTCCAATAGAGTAAAAGTCTTTTGTTTGTACTGATCTAACTTTAAATCCAGTGATCTTACCTTTCTTAGTATAAGGATAATAATGTTTATCAATCTCTCCTGATTCTGTAAAGGATACTCTAATACCAAAGTGTTCACAGGCTTCCTTAGATAATCCCCTGTCTGGAAGAGCAACAATAGGATAACTAAGGATCTCTTCAAGAGAGGGAAACCCTTCACCAATAGATTTCGGTTTCTTAGCTGGTACTAACATAACTTTCTGTGCCTCAAGTTCTGCCTCCGTAAAAAAAGTTTGACAAGAGAAACAATAACCTTGAGTTAAGTTCTCATCAGGATGGTAATAAACACTTAGTGCATCTGATGAGTTGCACTTAAAGCAGGGAAGGTGATGAACATCTTTTTTAGACATTAAACTTTTTAATCATATCAAATAATAATTGTTTTGCTGTAATGTGCATAATTAACCCTCATACTTACAATGAGAACGAAAACAATGTACAAGAATGTAGAGTGAAAGCAGTAGGCCAGGAATGCCTAGTGCTAGTGTGATTTGATCAAAGTTCATCATTTACCTCTTTTATTTGAACTAAAAGAATTTTTCCAGGTAGATTAAAACAGTTTAAATCAACTGTAAAGAAATATGTGCTAAGAGAATATTCAATGGGATCATTTATTTTAATAGGCTCTGGATACTTCTCTCCAATGTTTGCAATAGTTACTTGTGCTTTAATCATTTCTTACCCTCCACGGTTTTGAGCGCAGCCGCCGCCTTTTCTCGGCACGCGCTCCATGCGTGCGGGCAGTGCTCATAAAGGTCACGCAGGGCGTCGATCAGCATGGCGCGGTCGCACTTCAACTCCCTCAGCTCCTCCCAATACCTGTCTCGCTCAGCAACAAGTTCCTTAAACTTTGTGTATAACTCAATGCGGTCACGCTTCAGTTGCTCACATTCACTTTTTAGTATTGAAAGAAGCTCACGTTCTTGTGCTTGATGAAATGTCATTGTGTTTCCATTTCCATTAAAGCCCACTGCTCTAGCATCCCAATCAATCCAATCGTTCATTGGTTCCCCCTAATTTCAACCAATACTTCGCATTAGCTGCCAACCTTTCTGTACTTTTTCTTGCGATTATTAAATTACCAAGAACAATAGAAAGTTCGGTGGTGCCAATAATATTATCATTACTAAAATCAAGAAGTCCATCAATTAGCATATTAATCTTATTAATACGGGCTTCATGAAAATGTAGACTCTCTTCCCAGTCTACTTTAAAGCTCATCTCTTTTCCTCATTTGTTTATCGTAGTATAGATAAGCCAGAATCCAACCTAACCATAATCCAAGAATAGTGCCTAAAAACCAAGTGATTATTAATTCAATAGGAGGAACCATTTAAAAGAAAGCCCCTAACAAGACGATCTGATTCTAATCTAGCTAATTGTGCAGCAGCTCTTTTTACTATATCTACTAAAACTTCTCCCTGAACGTTGCTAATACCAAAAGATAATATAGCATTATCATAACCATTTGATACTTTAATAGCCATAATTTCTTTATCTTTAATAGATAAAATTTCTAATGTTAATTTGTGTTGCATTTAACTGGCTTCTTCTAAGTCAACAACATCAGCATCTTTAATAATTCCTTCCAATACCTTAAACGTGAAGGACTTCTCCTTGTAAAACTCTGGCTTACTTCCTTCAACTCGTAGTACCACTCCCTCCATTGGATGACGATCATCAACTGGATCAGGGCGTTCAATATCTAAAATTTCTACTACTTTATCTAATTCACAAGCTTTAATATCTAGCTCTGAATATCCATAAACAGGATGTTCAGGAACATACTTTACGCCTAGTTCAGTACAACGCTTCTTAACCTGATCCCAAGTAAGATCTATTGAAGTACCATCCTCATTCTGATAAGCAATACGATACACATAGATATCAAAGGAACCATTAGCACATCCATATGAGTAAGTAATCTCATCTCCATATAGCTTCTTCAGTTCTTTATCCTTGGGCGTAACTGTACCCATCACAGGAGAGTTATAAGCAGCATAACCTACTACCTCATAGTAAACCACTTCACCCTTATGGAGATTACCAAGGAAAGGCTTAGCTGCTTCCTTACGAAACTCGTCTGAGTAGAAGTTATCCTTACCTACTGACCCATCTGGCTTTAGTTCCCCTAGAATGACGTTCCTAGAGCCCACAAGGTATTCGTAGCGGTTAGTGGCTACTGGGATACCTGCCCACTGTAGGAATCGCTCTACGAGGCTTAGATCCCGTTCTACGAGCACATTACCTACACGCTGACTAGTACCATGTACCTTGACAGTCCAGATCCACTGACGATCCTTTGGGATACGTTCCCACTCCTTACGTAGATGTTCAGTCTCTACATGCTTCTGGAATGTTGGTAGGCTACCACTACGTAGCCGCTTAGCAATATTCTGAGCAAAGTTTCTTTTGTTTAGAGTAGCTGGATTAATATACTTCTTGCAGACCTCTTTACCGTTTACTGTAGTTAACTCAGTACCTTCCTTAGTTCCTGCCTCGATTACTTCTAGGGGAAGATGTTGGAGATGACACCAGAATCCTTCTGAATTCTCTCCACGAAACTTCTGAGTACGTACTCGTAAGTTCTTACCAAAGTAGGTTAGTAACTCAGGATTAGCTTCTGCAAAGTCTTTACCTAAACAAGTATCAGTAGGAAAGTAAATTCCTAGATCGTTCTCATGAATATCTAATCCTACTACAACTTGATAACCACAAGCAGTACCTAGCTGAACTCGATCAGCATTTGGATGTGGACGTACATTCTTAATACGACAAACGATTGCAGCGTTATTCATTAGGCCATATCCTCATACCAGAGTTTGTAAGTATCTCCACATTTACTACATTGATATTTTTCATATTCCCAATCAGAATACACCTCTTCATATAAAGATTTCCCATTCTCATCTTTATGATCACAAACTTCTTTTGTTTCTTTTTTCTTGTTATTCATTTTCTTCTCCAAAGAAAACCTTTAATGCTTGATATAACTTTATAACTTCTTCTTTTGGCAAAGTACCGTGGCCATAGGAATCAATATAGTATGAATACGCACCAAAATATATTTCTCCCTTATTATTTAAATCAACATAACAATTATTCTCTTCACTATTAGATTCAAATTTATAAAGATGACTCATCTAAGCAAGCTCCACTAACAATTTTATCCCATTCTTCATTTAGTTGATCAAGAGCATCAGCTATTTCCCGCATAACAATAGCAGTCCAATAACCACCTATACCAGTGGGCCAATAATAGTAATAACCATCAATAGATTTTTCTATAGAGCCTATATGTTGATTATTAAATGTATAGTATACTTCAAAATTTAAGTCCGGCTGTAAATCAAGCCGTATTAGTTTATTTATTTCAATCATCTTTAATCAACTCCAGTTTTCCATTAACAGCAACAATAGCTGTATTGTTTCCAGTCCAATCACCACAATTTAGATATGGACCTACTATTTTTGGAATATGAGTATGTCCGGTAATCACAGCATCATAACCTCTGTTATGTGCATAACTAACAGCTTTATCTTCATAGTCTGTTAGCTTTTCCTTAAACTTAACTCCATGCTTTCTAAAAAACATATAAACAGTATTAGAAATGTTAAGAAAGACTTCTTGGAAGTATGGGCCTAACCATTCAATAAACCAAGACTTCATCCAAGGATGATCAAATATGTCTCCATGAATAACTAAATACTTAATACGATCTCCTCCATCATAGACTAGATCATACTCAGCCTTATCACAGATCTCTATACCACTAAAGTTTAAACCAATAAAGTCTTTAAGCTGATCATCATGATTACCAATGATATACTTAACCTCTACTTTTTTTTCTGCTAGTTTTAAAACCTTTCTAATTAATTTTGAATGTTCTGAAGGCCAATGAAACTTAGAATGAAATTTCCAGAAGTCGATTATATCTCCTACTAGGTAGAGTTTTTTAAACTCATACTTATCTAGAAATTTGATTAGTTGTTTAGCTTTACATTTCTTAGATCCTAGATGAACATCGGAAATGAACAAAGCATCAACTTTAACCATTCCATTCACTTACTAGCTGACGATATAAGTTTTTATAATCTATCTTTTTAAGATTACTAATTTTTTCTGAAAGGTCTATTCTTTTCTGTCTAGCTAATAAAACATCAGCATAATTGTTCGAGTATCTATTAGATCTCAATATTGGTAGATCGCAGTATTCTAACATTAATTTAGCTTGCTCTCTTTTTTCTTTTAAAAAAGGTAATATGATTGTTAAGAATAGTTTTATATCTTTTCTCCTACTAATTCTCCATTGAAATACTGTTCTATGTTTATCTGAGCTTTTACTTCTTATAGAAACTTTTCCACCAAAGTTATTTTTAATCTCTAATAGCAACGGTAAATAAGTATTGGTTATAAATACATGAACACCATGCGCATTACCATTACTTTGCTTAGTAGCTCTTATGCAACCTTCTCCATCAATATATCCTGCGATATATGCTAAATATTCATTCGATAATTTTTCTGTATTGATACCATCCCTTGAGATTTCCACTCCACAAACTTCCTTCTCTATCAACATGGGATATTCCTTTATTTAAAGTTTTTAAATCATTAAAATCTGTTATTTTTGTAATTTCCATAGGAGAGACTACGTGTTCAAAAGGAGTTAAATGCTTAGACTCAAGTAGCATATCATACAAAGCAAGATCTTTTTCAATATCAGGATCAGTGTTATCATGATTCATATAACTAACCCTAGCACATCTAGCTACTGAGCATTTAATTGCATCTTCTTGAGTTAGTAAAGCTTCAATACCTTTTTTATTTGGATATGTATCCGTATTTAAAACATAAGGCAAATGCCAACCTGTGTAGGATAACTCCTTTGGTTTTACTTGTTCCATAGCTTGCTTTATACACCTAGCCAGCTCCTGAATCTCTGGCTGAGCATCTGGAGCTAAGCGCAGGTTAAAGAAGTTATCCCACTCAGTAGCAGTTACTACCTTCTTCTGAAACATCCACGGTTCCAGATAGCGGTTTAAGTGTTGTTTATGGATTTTACCAGCCCAACTTGATACTCTACCAAATGTGGACATATACAGGTATCCTACATCATCTGCAAAATTTTCTACATAGATAGAAGTATCATATCCCTGCATACCCTTTTGTTCGCTGCGAATATCAAACGGGATATACTGTTCTCCTAATTCTTTAAAAGGAATAGCCCTACTACTAGAACTATTGCTACTTAACATACGATGCTTCTCAAACTCGGCATCAATAAATTTAGGTGCTTTAGTTTCAAGGGTATAGATAGGAGTGCCATTAGCAATACTAGCTGCTACTACCTTAGCGTATATACCACCTTGACCGTAGACTTCACTTAAGTACATTTTTCTTTTCCTTTATGATTTTTAGAAAAGTATGAACAAATCCAATAACTACCCTTTTTAATTGGATCTTGTGATGTTAAATACTCACGACAATAATCATAAGCATCTTCTAAAGAATTTACTTTATCATATTCACTGTCTAATGTAACTTGACTAATAAATTCTCCAGTAGCCACATAATATCTACAAGCATATTTCATTTTTCTTAATCTTCAACTGAAATAGATTTAATACTAGCTAAGTTAATAGCGTAGTCTAATTGCATTTCATAATCATCTGCTTCTTTAGTAAAGAAGACAAAGTTTACTCCAGGAAAGAACTGAACTCCTTCTGCAATAACCTTTTCAATTGTACCATCCATGTGTTCTACAGTGTAGGCAAACTTAATATCTGGTGCTTCTTCCTTAGTAAAAGAAAGAACATTTAAATATGGTGGTCTCTTTTCTTCTGTCACCGATCTTCTCCAAAAAAATTATCCCAAGCTAGTTCAAATGATTCTTGATTATATTTGTAAAGATTAATTAAGTCCTCATATACATAACTAATCAAATCATCTAAAGACATTGCTTTTACTACAGCTTCAGCAAGCTTATGCCTTTTCTCTTCAAGCTCATTAGTTGTCACAGGTAGTTTTCCTTAAGCCAGTTAATTGGTAGTTCTTTTAAACGAAACATTCCGTCTTTAACATCTTCTAAGTATAGTGCTCCCCTCCAATAGTTTGTTTTCTGTGGTCCTAAGTAATCAAAGTCATGTTGGTAAAAGCTTCCTGCAATGATTCCTCTAATTACTCTTCCATCAGGATAGAATCTAGGAGAAGCAATATCCAATCCCTGCCTATGTCCCTGTATGTAAGAAAAGCCAAGAGCTTTTAGCTGATAATCTGCACCACCCGAGAAAGGATAACTCTTTGCAGAATCAGGATTAATAAAGTAATGACTAAACTTAATCCCTTCTATTTCTATAATCTCTAAGTAATTAAACATCTCCCAATCGTAATGATCTAGATAGAAGTCTTTAAAAGATAACTTACCTTCTAGATAAGGATGGCTTTGTACATGTTTTAGTATCCTTGCTTCATGATTCCCAATCAAGAAGATCTTATTAGGTTTATAAAGCTTCTTCTTTTGATACCACTGTTTATTTCTATATTTAGTAATAGGATCTTGAAAAGCAAGTAATCCTTTTATTCCTGCTTCAATATCATCCTGGTATCGTGCATTCTCTGCTGCTTTCTTTCCCATATCATAGATAGATAAGGAGTGCATATCCCAATGATCACCAAGATGAACAATATACTCTGGTTCTTCATCTACAGCAAAATTACCAAGAGCTTCTAAGTGATCAATAGGGTCTCCTAGTCTAACCTGTGTATCTGGTATTACTAGTACACTCATTAGTCAAAAAATTCTAATTGACGATTTTTCTTTGCACTGAAATCCTCTCCTTCTTCTTCCCAACTCCAGTCTGATTCAGCTAAATATTCATCTGGTGCATTTAATGTATCAACTAGAACTTGATAATCATCCTTTAATTTTTCATAATCATTAATAATATCACATGCTTCAGTGATTGAATAAACAGACGCTTCACCACAGTTATGGCACTTACGGTGCTCAACCTCTTCCATGTGATGCATAGTAGAACAGAGAGAACAAAAACCAATACTCATTTGATTAGCTCCATGAATTTTTCTAGTGTTAAAACAACTAAGGGTTCAGATCTATTTTGTTTGATGACAAGTAACGGTTCTAGTTTTTCTTTCTCCGCATTAGCTTTAGCTTGTGCCCAATGTTTGTAGATTGCAATCCTCGCTAGATTTTTGCATTCAATGGCATAACCAAACTTCTTCCTTGCTTCTTCACTTAACTTAATATCAATCCCTGAGTCTCCCATAATGGTGGAAGTGACATCCTTGTCTGATAAGTTAAATGTTGTTCTAATAGCTTCGGCTACAGTGTTTTGAAGTTTTTTACCTTTGGCTTTCTTAGAACTAGTTAACATCAGTCACTAAAGATTACTCCTTCTCCTTTACAAGTAAAACACTCATGTTCATTACCATTACAATCTTCAACATAACCAAAGCCGTGGCAGTCAGGGCAAACCTCAGGAAAGTCGATGTCTTCGTCGTGTGTGTGTCCCTTGTTTCTCCAGCGTGTATCAATTTCTGTTGCTAGATTTCTTCTATCGTTA